GTTGGCATTTTATACAACTCCATCATCGAAAAACCATTACTATACTCCACCATTTCAAATATTTGAGTGTGGAGTAATAGACTATGATTCATCGCCAGGCCAAAAAAACCCTACGCCCATTGGAATAGGCGCCACCTCACTTTCTCCATCTTCATGTACATATGTAAATGTCATGTTCATATCTGGAGAGATTTTTTTAATATGTTCTCTAAATGCTCTACTATCTTTTGCTAAAAATGCGTTATTAATGAATTTGTTGATATGACCTAAATCTGAATTACCATCCACACTTTTAATCATATATCTTAATCTAGTTGTAATTTCATACGAACCATCTTTATTCATTTTTTCCAATGCTGCTATATCCTTATCAATTAACTTCTCATCACCATGCGTAAGTAACTTAAATGTTAATTTATTACCACTTGGTGTTGTAAATTCAAATTCATTTTGATTAGCAAAATTAGAATAATCAACATCTTTTGTTTTAATTTGAGCCAAATCTACTGTTGTTTCGATGGATTTTCCTGCTTTGGATGAATAAAATGAAATATTATAATTAGGACCATATCCTAATAGTCTTGTTGCTAATACTATTGCATTTTTATCACCTACTAAAATATCATCTATATTAACAGAATCAACAATAATGGATTCAAATAACTTATCTAATACAATTCCTTTTTTAATTAGGTTTGTAGAAGAAAGTATATCTTCCTCTTTTGCTGTCATATATTTTATTGTAATTTGTCCAGAAGATAGAGGATGTTCTTTTGGATATAATTTACCTTTTGATGGTAAATCCAACACTTCTGTTGGGAAATCGAATTGTTTTTGATTCATAACTTTACTTTGTTTAAGTTTGTATATATAAATACATAGTTTTTAAAAAATTAGAAAGCATAAAAAAGGGGATATTTTAGTATCCCCTTTAGTTTTATGTTTTTTTGAATATTAATATTCAAGAATTGCGTAATCGTATGTTAATGTCAAATCGATTGTTGCTGGTTCATTTGTGTTAGAAAAGTCCAATTCACCAAACGAAGCTTTAGTAATAAATGCTCCTTTTAAAGTCCATTGTTCAACCTTATCACCAACAGGACCTAACATATAAAAACTAATGTCCTTTTTATAGAATTCAGCGTATCCATCTCTACCAGTAATTGATTCATGTGATAATCTCACCCACTCCATTACTAATTGAGCTGCTGAAGGAACTACTGGGTCATATAAAGTGATATTTAAGTCCTGCCACTCACCTTTACCCTTTAATTTTCTATAAACGTTGATATGGTCTATTTTTACAGTTTCAAAATTTATTTCTGGTCTGTTTGCTGTTTTAACCATATATGCGGGAATACCCACACTTGTCATTTCCATATAGTAGCGGTTTTTCATCTTCGGTTCGAAGGTATCCGCTATCATTTGGGTATAATTTAATATATTATCTGCCATTTTTGTTCCGTTTTATTTTATATTAATAAATATCTACTTTGTTTATTTTCGTATTATGCTGAGAAAGATGCTCCAGTTGGTAAGATGTTGAAATCAATTACTATGAATTCAGCAGTCTTAGTTGGTTGAAGGAATATTGCTCCAGCTAATATGTTTCTATCAATTACATCCGGTGTGTTATTAGATTCATCCATTACAACATTGAATGCGTACAAACCTTGTCTTTGTTGGATTGATTCTAAATAAGGAGTCACAGTGTTAATGAATCTTGCTCTAGTTTCAGTTGTATTTTGTTCAAATACTAAGTAACGAGATGTAGATGCTATGAACTTCTTCATAGTGATTAACAATCTTCTAACATTGATTCTATCTAAAGCAGATGCTCTATCTTGCAATGTCTTTTGTCCGAATGCTACAATACCTTGTCCAGGGAAAGTTGCGATAGGGTTTACTTTATTTTCATAAAGGATATCTCTTTCAGCATGTGTTAATCTATTTAATACACTAACTGCTCCAGTGATACCACCTCTATTCAAACCAGCCGGTGCGAACCACTCTGCTGATAATCTATCACTACTAGCGAATACCGCTGGTAACAATGTAGAAGGAGGTACAGTTGTAAGTTTGTTTGTATTACTATCTATAGTCTTAACCCAAGGGTAGTAACAAGCTGCGTAGTTTGAATCCACTGCTTGTGCTTGTTCAGTTGCTGTTGTGATTGAAGAATCATAATCAGTAAAGTCAGCAATATAGAAACAATCTTGTCTATCTTCAACCATATCAATCATTTTAGTAACGATTGCAGGGTGTAATTCTCTATTAATACCAGGTATTGATACTAAGTTAATATCATATTCATCAGGATTAGATAAAGCGTTGATTGCTTTTGAATATCCTAAAGAACCAGATGCTGTTGATTTAGAACAGTTTAAACCTTGTGTATTAGCTGCTCCCCACTCATCATCACCAGCTAATGCTATCTTCACAGTTGGAGATACACCATCAAAACCACCTTGGAAACCTAAAATAAATTGTCTCTTAACCATATCAGCTCCAGTAGAACCAGTCATAACATAACTCAATTGAGAATCAAATGAGAATGCTGTATTTGCTCCAACCGTTGCTCCATCAGGAATTGGATTTAAATAAATTGCGTTATCACCAGCTATTCCAGCAGTATCGAAATCCATACCACTATAATATATAGTAGATGTTGTTGTGTTATTTGCTGAACCAGTTTGGTAAACTACCGTTGGTACATATGATGCTTCCGTTGAGTTATTAGTTGCTATTGGGTTAATGTAAGCTGCATGTCCAAATGGTGCTGCTGAAATTGGGAATGAACCTGGTTCAGATACTTCAACTCTAAAGTGAATTGATTTATTTGAATAGTCACCATTTTCAGTAATCTTACCATTATCATCGATTGTGAAACTTCTATCACCAATCACTCTAGCAATATATCTAGGAGATGATGGGTCTAAGTTTACATTACCAAATGATTCAATTACACTAGCTCTCTTATCACTATCACCATAAGTTCTAAGTGTTACAGAGAATGTTGAGTAATCAGTTGAACCATCTTCACCAGCTGCCTTAACATTAGAAATACCAATTTTGTATTTAGTATTATATGGAGTACCATGTCCTAATGTATGGAAACGGAAAAGTTGATATCTATCTCCACTAATTGTTTGAGATACAACCCAAGGAGTATTTGCTTCTTTAACATCATATTCAAAGTTTTGGTCAGGTAAATAAACTGCACTTATTACAGCTTTGTTACCAATTGTATCAGATGAACCAGTAAATGAAGTTGCTATATTTTCGAAGAATGTGTATGCGTATGCTGCTTTAGCGCCGAATGGAGATTCACCAAATACATCAGCCACATCGTTAGTTGCTGTTGCTAAAATTGATGCAGATATCGAAGTCCATGCATTTGTTGCTGATAGAGTACTACCTACCGTAAATCCTCCAGCAATTGTTTGGCTACTTGTTACAAAAGTAGTTGCAGGTACAAATCCAACATCTTTAAGTCCTAATGTAGTTGAATGTAAAGTAGAAATTAATTTAGGAGTACTTCCATTAGTAGAACCTGATACTAAAATACCTAAAGGTTTTACTTGTCTATATCCATTAATTCCACCAACTCTTACAATAGTTGCTGAACCAGCTTCTCTTAAATAGTTTTGTACTGCATATTCAGTATAATATGTTCCATCAGGTGTTCCAAAAATTTGTTGGAATTCTGATTGACTTCTTACAATAGTTGGAATGAATGCAGGTCCTTGTTTAAAAGGTCCTACGAATGCTGCTCCAATTTGTCCTACTCCTTGCGCTAAGAAGGATAGGTCATTTTCTCTTGTAAATACACCAGGTGATACGATTCTTTCTGCCATTTTATTTCTCCGATTATATTGTTTTTAAATGCTAATATTGAGTATATACAATATTACCTATATAAATATAAAGAAAATGTCCAAAACACAAATTTGTTTATAAATAAGTGCTTTGGACATTTCACAATAAAAATATTTAAATATTATTAAGTTGTTGGTGCAATATCCGGAGGTGTTGGTGTAGCACTACCAGATGTTGGTGACCAAGGTAAATCAATTTCATTTACATCAACTCTAGCATATTTCACATAATCAATTTGTTTTTGTATTTGTTGATTGATATGATTCATATAGTTTGATGGTGATGAACCACTTACATGATTTTTTATCCAACCCAATACTAATTCTTCGCTTAAATCTCTATAATCTACAAAGCCATCACCATTAAGGTCTTGTATTTCAAACGGAGTTGCTCCATTGAATATACCACTATTACCATCTACATCAGTACCTGTTAATTTCCATGTAGTACCAACAATTACATCAGATAATCCTTCTGTGTTTTGTTTTTTAAGTCCTACTAATTTCCAATCGTATGTTAATCCCATAATTTTTTGTTTATATGTTATAAATATATTATTATTTAAATTTCAACCGAACCACTGTAATAATTTGTAGTTAAAAGATGTCTATATGATTGTTCCATATGATTTAATGTAGATGGAACTTCTAATATAAATCTACAATAATGGTCCATTCCAGCCGTTCCAATACTTACACCATATTTGTTATCCCCTGCATTTACTCCAACAAATCCAATTGGTTTTGCATCAGCATCTCTAGCTGCTTTATCTTTCCAAACAGTTACAGATATAGTTGCTACATATCCGGCCGCCCAATAAACTTCTTTACCTTCCTCACGACCACCCATAGTAAGACCATCCGGTCTAGTTGGGTCTGGTGGTGGTTGTATATCCGCCATTCTTTTTTCAATTGCAACATTTGTAACCACATGATATGCGTTTGGTACAGTTACTCCAGTTCCTGGTAATTCGTAATCTCTTATAAGTGCCATAGTTTATCCTTTAATATTAAGTATTAAATTATTTAAAATTTCTTTCAATTCTTTAATTTCATCCGATTGTTTTTCTATTATTTTATTTTGGTCTTTAACAGCTTCAATTAATAAACCTGTTAAATTACCATAAGCAACACCATATTCATCATTAACATCACAATAGGTGACTGCTTCAGGTAGTACTTCTTCAACTTCTTGTGCAATTACTCCTATTTGCCTTTTTTTAGTTTTATCATCAATTCTATTATAAAATACACCTCTCATTTTAAGAACTCTATCCAATCCAGAATCAATAGTTACTATATTTTCTTTAGCACGTCTATCGGAATATGCCACAATATTTTCGGTAGCGTATATACCTCTACTAACATACATACCATAAGATGGGGATGTTGCTGAGGTATTTACTCCGACACAATTGTATGGGAAATAATGGTAGAACATCCATCTACCAGATTGATAATAAATACCACCATTACCACCACCATCAAACATCAATACAGGTGTATTACCTACGTCAATTAATATACCACCATATCCGTTTCTACTACCATCAATTCTCCATTGTCCATATGTAGAGTTGTTTGGATAAATGTGCGCTGAGTTGATTCCAGAATATATTCCGTGATGTCCTTCTAACCTCTGCCATGTGTGCCAGAATGAATAGTTTGAAGGTCCACTTAATTGAATAAGAATACCACTCATATCATAATCGGAGTAAACCCTAACACCCTCATAAGAAGGACCGTTTGCTCCCAATTTAAGACCTGT